TTACAGATTTTATTTCCCCTATTGTCCCCGCTGCATCAATGATAGCAGGACAAAAATACAGAGCAATAGCTACAATAACAGAATATCAAGATTTTTCATTAACTACAAATACTCTTGGTTTTGATAATCAAGGAGGCCTTAGTTCAGTTTTAAATGAATCTAGATTGACAGAAAATGGCACAATATCTCATAGTTTTACTGCAACAGATCCCCCACTTGATATAAAACTATTTGCAGAAGATGGTGTTGCTGGTATAATAGATAATATATCTGTAAAACAAGTAGCAGCAGAAGGATTAACACCTAACTTTGGAAACAGTAAATATGCACCAACAGCAGCAGGAGGTCCAGCAAGAGCTAAGTTAGTGGCAGCAACACCAACAGGATTTGGTTGGACAATAACAGATGGAGGAACAGTTTAATAAATAAATAAATATGAAAGAATTAAAAGAAACAAAGATATGTTATCCACCTGTAGAAACTTGGTTTATCTGTTGGGGAAATATTATAACTCAGACTTTAAATACAAATAAAGATTCTGAATTTTATAA